GTCTGAGTTCTACTATCTCAGCCATTGAGCGTTTCGCGCCTGACCTCAAGAAACAATTAGATAAAGAAGTCAAAGGTGTCTTGAGCAAGGTTGTCACACAAGCCCGCGAACATATACCTTTTGACATCCATCCTTCAGGATGGGCGCGTGAGAATAAAAATGCAGGCTTAATTGGCCCATTGCAACAGGGTCAAGGCCGAGGAAGTTTTGTGCGCTTTGATGCCGCTAAAGCTAAAGCAGGAATCAAATCAACATCGCCAAGTTCTAAATCTAGCGCCACAGGCTTTCGCAATTCTTATGGCGTAATTCAGCGCGATGCCGCAGGCGCTATCTTTGAAACTGCCGGTCGCGGAAGCAAAGCAAGTCGAGCAAGAACCCGCGCTTCACGATCCACAAACCCAACTGCCTCTCAAGACTTTATCCAAGCAGTTGAAAAGTATTATGGAGTCTTGCCAACCGCTAAAGGTTTGGGTCAAGATAAAGGTCGCGCTCTTATTAGAGCAGTTGATGACAACAAGAAGACCGCACAGCGTGCTATCTTTGAAGCGATTAAAGATGCTGAAAACAAAGCACAGGCACGGATGGATGCAAATTTGAATCAGAGAGAAGGTTAGACAATGGCAATTATTGAACGCATTGTCACCGTCTATAACGACAAAGGTTCAAAGCAAGCTCTCAAAGACCTCAACAAACTTGAGAAGAATTTTATCGATGCCGGCAAGAAGATTGCCAAGGCCATTGGCCTTGCTACGCTCGCCACAGGCGCACTGGCAGTTAAACTTGGCAAGGATGCAGTCCAAGGCGCGATGGAAGACCAAAAGGCGCAGATTGCACTTGCGACCGCTTTGCGAAATACCGTTGGCGCAACCGATGCTCAGGTGGCTTCAACTGTCGCCTACCTTGATGCCTTAGAACTCCAAGTTGGTGTCAACAACAATGAGCTGATTCCAAGCCTTCAGAAGTTGACCCAAGCCACAGGCGATATTGAGCAGGCTCAATCCCTGCAAGCACTTGCCCTTGATGTAAGCGCAGGCACAGGCAAATCACTTATTCAAGTGACCGATGGCATTGTTCGTGCCATTGGCGGAAATATCGGAGCCTTAAAAAGATTAGGCATTCCACTTGACGAAGCCATTGTCAAGAATAAAGACTTGAATGGCGCTCTCTCAGTTCTTTCTACAACCTTCGGCGGGCAAGCTCTAAATCGAGCAGAAACTTTTGAATTTCAAATCGAGCGCCTTCGCTTACAGTTTGACCAAACCCTTGACACTTTGGGTTATGCCTTAATCCCTGTCTTACAAGAACTTGCTGAAGTTTTCCGCGCAGATGTTCTGCCTGTCTTTGAGCAATTCATTGCTGACAACAAGGATCAGATTGCAGATACCTTGCGCGATGTTGCTGACTTTGCAATAAATGCTGCCAAGGGTCTTGCTTCAATGTTTAAGACCATCTCAGACAACCTCACAACTTTCAAAGCCTTTGGCGCTTTACTTGTCGGCATCTTTGTTGGAAATGCTGTCTATAATGGCGTAAAAGCTCTCATCGGCATAATCACTCTGCTCACAGGAGCATTCACAAAGCAGGCGGTCGCAGGCACGGCCGCAGGCACGGCCACCGCTTTCGCAACAGGCGGAGCCTCAGCAATAGCAGCAGCCGCAGGAATTGCAGCCTTTACAACGGCAGCAGGCCTTGCCTTTATTGCAATGAACAAGATGACAGAGGGCCTCAACGACAACACCGCCGCCCTTAAGAAGCAGACAAGCGTTGTTGCTGGCCACTTAAAAGACCTTGACAGACTTGCAAAATTGACTGCCAATGCCAACCTAAAGAATCTCAAGAATGTTCAAATCACAACAAACTTGAACAAAAAGACCGCAGAGCAGATTAAACTTGAGAAGGCTCTTGCAGCTTTGAAGAAGTTGGGCGTTGCTCCAACTAATGAGAAAGACCCGATTCAACTTGAGGCTGCTCGCCTAAATCTTCTAAAGCAATCAAACTTAGAAGAAGCAGCAAGAGTCAATGCGCTGATTGCCAATATGGAAGCGCAGATGAAACTCAATGAGGCTGCGCAGCGTTATACCGATCTCTTGACTGTTCTCTCTGATGCAGTAATCAGTGATGAAGAAGTTTCGGTTCTTGCTCAAAAGTGGAACATTACAAAGGGCGAAGTTCTTGAATATATCGCCCGAATCTATGCTGCCAACTCAACAGACCTAAATGACGGCCCAATTGTCAACCTGCTAATGAAGTGGGGTCTGACAAAAGAAGAAGCCGAGAAGTATGTAGATTTTACCCGCGCCCTCAAAGATGAAAAGATTGACGACTCAGAAATTGAGAAGTTGATGGGCAAGTGGGGAATGACCCGCGCTGAAGTTCTAGCCTATGGAAAGACAGTTCAAGATGGAACTGCCTTACAAGCAGCACTTTCTAAGAATTGGTCTTTGCCAGGAGATGAAGCCGCCGATGCTTGGAAGCGGGCTCTTGCAGCTCTAAACGCCTATCTTGCTGCTTTGAATACCGGCAAGCCGCAAGGCATTCCATCAGGCACTCCTTCAGGCACACCTTCAGGCACGCCATCGGGAACGCCATCATCGGTGCCAAACGCGGTCATTCCAAATCCTTTTAACCCTTCTTCTGCTCCTGTTTCAACGGGCGCTGTTAGAGAACAAATTGACACTTTGACTGCCTTGCGCGAAAGCACCGAAAGTGGCACCGCAATCAGCTTCTTACTCAAAGAACAAATTGACACTCTTTCCGACTCAATCACAACATTGGGTCTTGGCGCTCTTAGCGATGAGCGCGCAAGGCTTACAGCAATGGGAACTTTCGATACTCCTACAACTTCAAGTTTTGACCCTGGCTCTTTCCGTATGGCAGAAAATGCTGGAATGACTGTCAATGTCACTGTTGAAGGCAATGTCCAAACAGAGGCAGATTTGGCAAATGCCATCCGTCAGCGAATCTTGTTAGAACAACAAAGCGGTAATCCAATTCTCTTTGTTGGCGGTCTGTAATGCCAGGAACTCCGCTTCTTGGAGTCAGCATTGACTTCGCAAATGGCCCTGCCTTTGGAAACCCTTTAATTTTAGATGATCCTTCAACTCCCCTTGGCGTGGGCATCTTGGCAGATGCGCCGGCAGATGTCGTTGATGTAAGTGACATCGCCCTTCGCGTTTCCATCCGCCGAGGCCGCAACCGAGTTCTTAATAGCTTTGAAGCAGGCACCGCCACCGTCGTCTTAGAAGACGAGAATGGCGACTACAACCCGCAAAATACTTCATCGCCTTACTATGGCAAACTCTTGCCTCTTCGCAAGATTCGTATTTATGCAGATTATGACGATGGCGGTGGCCTTGACCGCTATTATCTTTTCTCAGGATATATCACAAGTTTTGACAACACATTCAGGCTTGGCAATGATGAAGTTTCAACTGTGACTTTTCAATGTGTCGATGCCTTCCGCCTTTTGCAGAATGTCCAAATCACGACTGTTGCGGGTTCTTCCGCCGGTCAAACCACGGGGGCGCGCATTGAGAACTTGCTAGATTTGGCAAGTTTCCCTGTAAGCCAAAGACTCATTGATGTCGGCGACACGCTAGTTCAAGCCGACCCTGCAACCTCTCGAACACTTCTTGGCGCTTGTCAGAATATAGAACAGACCGAACTTGGTGGCTTCTTTATCGATGATGAGGGCAACGCGGTCTTTCTATCAAGGTCAACAGTTTCAGAAAAGGCAGATGAAACGCCTTTATTGTTCAACGATGATGGCACCAATATCTCTTATCAGAGCATCGATTTTGCCTACGATGACACACAGATTTTCAACGATATAACTGTCACTCGCCTTGGCGGAACTGCTCAAAATGTGCAGTCCACAAGTTCGATTGAAACCTTCTTCATTCATTCAGGATCGCGCTCTGACTTGCTAATGCAGACCGATGCCGAGGCCTTAGACCAGGCTTCAATGCTTCTAAATGCCCGCGAAAATGCGCTTCTTCGCATTGATTCCATTGGCTTAAACCTTATGGATTCGACCGCCTCAAATCGCATTGTGGCAGGTCTTGAATCAGATTTGTTCACCCTGATAAATGTCACCAAGACAGGTCAGGCATCCTCAACCTTTACCCTTGAGCTATTCGTTCAAGGCATTCAGCACGACATAACACCGAACACTTGGGCAACACGCTTCCTCACCGCAGAACCTATAATTCAGGCATTCATCTTGGATTCCGCAATCCAAGGTCTGCTTGATGGAACTGTGGGAGTTCTTTCATACTAAGGAGAAATGATGGCTAAACAGACCTTCACAACAGGTCAAGTTTTGACCGCAGCGCAAATGACATCGCTGCAACAAACTGCAATGCTTGGTGGCGATGCAAGTGCAAAGGTTGCCTCTTATGTTCTAGCGGCTGCCGATGCCGGCACTGCTATCTCAATGAGCAATGGCAGCGCAACAACAATCACTGTGAACACAGGTTTGTTTGCGGCAGGCGACATTGTGACAATTGTCAATCTTGGCGCAGGTGTTTGCACGATTACCGCAGGCACCGCAACTGTTGCAACATCAGGATCACTTGCTCTTGCTCAAAATCAAGGTGGCGTTCTTCGCTTCACAAGTGCGAGCGCAGCTATCTTCTTCCAGTTCGCAACACCTGCTTCGGGCGACATCGAAGGTGTCACCGCAGGCACAGGTCTTTCAGGTGGCGGAACATCAGGCACAGTTTCACTTTCCTTTGATTACTCTATCGGAAATCAGTCAGTAGAATCAGCGCAAACCGCTTCTTACACCCTGGTTATTGGAGATGCAGGCAAACTTGTGACAATGAGCAATGCTTCAGCCAATAACTTGACAGTGCCGCCTAACTCAAGCGTTGCTTTCCCAACAGGAACCCGCATTGATGTCTTGCAAAAGGGAGCTGGCCAAACCACTCTTGTTGCAGGATCAGGAGTGACCATAAATTCTAAAGCTTCGGCTCTAAAGTTCTCAGCTCAATACGCAGGTGCAACTCTCATCAAATATGGAACCGATACTTGGTTTGCCGTTGGAGATTTGACTGCATAATGTCGCCACTTCCACCATTAGGCTTTTTCGCTAAACCCGCAGCCGCAGTAGGTGACTTTGAATCCATCGCTACTGGCACAGTCGGCGCTAGTTCAACTTCATCTGTAATCACGTTCAGTTCAATCCCTAGCACTTATGCTCATCTACAACTGCGTATGTTTGCGAGGGCAACCGCATCTAACACTATGTTTGTTCGCTTTAATAATGATTCAGGTGCAACAAATTACGATAATCACCGAATGAATGGAAATGGAAGCACTGTTGGTGCAGATGCCAGAATAAATTATTCTGCGCTTTTTGTATCGTCTAGAGGTTATGGTGTTCCTTCAACAGCACTCATTGGCTCGGCTATTGTTATGGATATTCTAGATTACACAAATACAAATAAATACAAAGTTACACGAACTTTATCTGGTCAGGAACTTAACACCTCTAATAGCGATATAGAATTTACATCAGGTTCTTGGAAAAATACTAATGCAATAAACAGAATTGATGTAAGCATAGATAGTAGCACTTTAGCCGAATACACACATATTGCCCTATACGGCATAAAGGGGGCATAGCCAATGGCAATTACTTATGAGCCGATAGCAACGACAACGCTAGGAAGCGCACAATCAACAGTTTCTTTCACTTCAATTAGCGGTTCTTTCACCGACCTTGTTTTGATTGTTAATGGCGGATTAGATTCGGGTAGCGCTGAGTGTAATCTGAGATTCAATTCAGATACAGGCAGTAATTATTCTTATACCGCATTGGAAGGAAATGGCACCAGCGCTTCTTCTTATCGCGGTTCTAATCAAACTAGATTATGGTTTACCAGTTATTACAGCGCCTCGCGTTCTATGAGCATAGTCAATATACAAAATTACTCAAACAGCACCACACATAAAACCGCCATCATCCGTCATAATAACGCTTCAGTTTATACGGCGGCCTCGGTTGGTTTATGGCGTAGCACTTCAGCCATCACAGCAATAGAGTTATATCCATCCTCTAACAACTGGGCTACTGGAACAACCTTCACTCTCTACGGAATTGCGAGTGCATAATGGCAACTACTTATGAGGCAATAGCCACAGTCACAGTTGGTAGCGGTGGGGCGGCTAATATTACTTTTAGTTCTATACCTGCAACTTATACAGATTTATTGGTTAAAATCTCAAGTCGTTGTGATTATGGCGAAATTGACCAAGCAGTTTTTGTTAGATTTAATGGTGATTCTGCGGCTAATTATTCTATTAGGGAATTGTTGGGTAACGGTTCGGTTGGGGTGTCAAGTCTTTCTTGGTCTAGTCAAACTTTTATTTTTGCATTTCAAGGCGCTGCTCAAAATGCAACTTCAAACACTTTTGGAAATATAGAGATGTATATTCCAAATTATGCTGGTTCAACAAATAAATCTGTAAGCGTTGATGGTGTTACTGAAACTAATGCTAGTTCTGGAACAAATAGATTAAATTCATTAAGTGCTTCTCTTTGGTCAAATACATCAGCAATTACATCAATTGCACTTACATCTCAAAACGGTTCATTTGTGCAATACTCAACCGCCACCTTATACGGCATCAAAAACTCCTAAGAAAGGTAAACAAATGACACATAAACTCGTAGTGGACTGCTCAACAGGAGTAGCCACAGAGGTAGAACTAACGGCTGAAGAAATCGCACAACGCGAGGCAGATGCAGTTGCTTATGCTGCACAGAAAGCAGCAGATGATGCAGCAGCACAGGCTAAGGCAGAGGCTAAGGCAAGCGCCGAGGCTAAACTCGCAGCACTTGGTTTAACAGCAGACGAAATCGCAGCCCTTTCTTTATAGATTTTTTCAAAAAATTGGGGATCATAACTTTTAACTAGGAGAGAAATGGCTTCCTCAAGTCAAGTCACAGTCACATCCACCTCAATTATTATCATTGAGTCCTATGGAGAATTTCGAGATGTCCACCTTCGAAATGTAGGTTCTCACACGATGTATGTTGGCGGTTCGGATATAACAACCAGCAATGGATTTGCACTTCCGAAAGATGCTTACATAAATTTCAGAATTGCACCAAAATCCATTGTCTATGCAGTTTGTTCAAATAATGAAACAGGCATAGCCTCTGTCTTATATATGGAGCCATAAAATGAACATAACCGATTGGGCAGGCTTTGTTGTCGCCCTCATCAGCATCATTGGGTCAGTCGCCCTCGGAGTCAAATGGCTCGTCAAGCACTACCTAGCCGAACTCAAGCCAAATGGGGGAAGTTCGATAAAGGACAAAGTGTCAGTCCTAGAGGATAAGGTTGATTTCTTAACCGACCTTGTGAAAAGAGCTTTGACCAAATAATGTGTTCTCAACTCGATAAGTTCTTAGAAGTGGCAGCAGGCGAAGTTGGCTACATTGAAGGCCCTGCCGATAATCAAACAAAATATCAAAAGACGAATCAGCCTTGGTGCGGAGCCTTCGTCAATTGGGTTGCAAAGCAGGCAGGTGTCAAAATCCCTGACTGCACCTACACACCGGCAGGGGCAAAGGCATTCGCCGAGGCGAAGCGTTGGCAAGGTATTGCCGAGGCCAAGCCAATGCCAGGAGATTTGGTCTTCTTTGATTTTCCCAATGACTCACTCGATAGAATCTCTCACATTGGCATTGTCGAGCAGGTCAAAGGCAATGGCACTGTTGTCTGCATTGAAGGCAACACGGCTCCCGACACCAAAGGCGATCAGCGCAATGGTGGTCAAGTTGCCCGTAAGATACGCGCCTACAAAGTAAAGAATCGGGGAAAAGTCCTACCATCTCTGCCGGTGTTCATTGTGGGCTTCGGCAGACCTAAGTTCAAGGAGTGCAAATGCTCGACAAAGACAAAGCAGTCGCAATCGTTAACACCTACGCAAGAGCAGGAGCAGCCGCAGTCGCAGCTCTCTACCTCGCCGACCCATCGCGCCCTCTAAAAGATTATCTTGCCTGCTTTCTAGCAGCAGTCATTGGCCCTGTTTTGAAAGCCATTGACCCAAAGGCGACAGAGTTTGGTCGCGGAAGTAAATAGAAAAATGAATCGGGGGAAGATTTTGGATGAGGCCAAACGCCTCACCGCAACGGATCGTCAAAGTATTTATGGCGACCCTTACATAAATCACAAACGCATCGCAGACCTGTGGAGTGTTTATCTTGAAACTGAGATAAGCCCTTCACAGGTCGCTTTGTGTTTATGCCTTGTGAAAATTGCTCGGCTCATAGAAACACCTGACCACTTAGATAGCATCATCGACTTGGCGGCTTACACCGCTATTTATGGGGAAATCAATGATTCAAAAAAATAACTTAGTGCTTGTGCCAACAAGAGGCAGGCCAAAAAATGCAGTTGAAGTCTTGCAAGCACATAGAGAGTTTTCTTGTCGCTCTGACTTGCTCTTTGTTGTGGACAAAGATGATGAAGAGATTGTCAATTATCGAAGCTCAGTTGGCGTTGAATACATCCTAGAAATTGAAAATACCACACGGGGGATGGCTTATCCTGTCAATGTCGCTGCCAAGAAATATGCAAATGAATATGAGTTCTTCACCTTCATTGGCGATGACCATAGATTCAGAACACCTGATTGGGATATTGCCTTGATGAAAGCGATAGGCAGCGCCCCTGGCATTTCCTATGGCAATGACCTTTTGCAAGGTGAGAACTTGCCAACTGCGGTGATGATGTCAAAAGCCATTGTCAGCGCCCTTGGCGGGATGGTGCCACCGAAACTTCGCCATCTCTACCTTGACAACTTTTGGAAGAAGATAGGTCAAGACCTTGGCAACCTTGTTTATCTGCCTGAAGTCATCATTGAGCATTGCCATCCATTAGCAGGCAAAGCCGAGTGGGATGAAGGCTATCGCTCTGTCAATGCCCGTGAAGTTTATTCATTTGATGCCTTGGCCTATGACTCCTACATCAAGAGCGAGGACTATGCAGTTCTCTTGCGAGATTTATTGAAATGAGAGCAGTTTCATTCTCGCTCTATGGCAATGATCCGCGCTACACCATCGGAGCTATCAAGAACGCAATTCTTGGCTCGCGTTATTTTCCATTTGAAGATGGCTTCCGCTTAGTCTTTTATGTGGGCCAAAGCGTTGAAGATTGGGTTGTCAGCACCCTAAACCTTGTCAAAGGTGTCAAGATAGTCAGGATGAGTGAGTTAGAAAATAACACCGCAAGGCTTTGGCGTTATCTTGCTTTTGCTGACCCGCAATTTGAAGTGGTCATCTGCCGTGATGCCGATGCCCGTCTTTCTTTCCGCGACCGAATAGCCCACGAAGAATGGGAGCAATCAGGTCTTGATTATCACATCATCAAAGACCATCCTTCAGGTCATAATTACCCAATAAGCGCAGGGATGTTTGCCGGCAAGACCTACAAGTTTCGAGATATGGCAGAACTTATTGCCAGCGATAACCCTGGCGATTTCTACACCACAGACCAAGCATTTCTTGAAAAAGTTATCTATCCTTGGGTAAAGGATTCAGTCTTAATTCACGATCCGTTTTACAACACACCTATTGAGGGCAAGTCAATAAGAACAGGCATTGCCTTTGATGCGCCAACTAAACTTTCCCACATTGGCGCAGCTCTTGATGAAAATGACCGCTATATCTTTAGGATTGACCGCGATGCTCAATTGGCAGAAGCGAACACTGAGAAATATAAATATGAGAGCGACAGGTGGGGAAAATGAAAATCCTGATAACAGGCGATGAAGGCTTTGTCGGCACTAACTTCAAGAAACATCTTGATTCTAAGAACAACCAAATCACCGGCATTGACATAAAGAATGGGCGCGATGTCCGTGACTTCTTTGCTAAAGATGACACCAAATTTGATGTGGTCATTCATCTCGCGGCCATTGTCGGTGGCCGTGCCACCATTGAAGGAAATCCTTTGGCAGTTGCCGCCGACCTTGCCATCGATGCCGACCTCTTCCAATGGGCGCTTCGCACTCGCCCTGGACATTTAGTTTATTTCTCATCTTCTGCTGCCTATCCAATTTTCTTGCAAAGAGCTGAATACAAGCAGAAGTTAAAAGAGTGGGATATAAACCTTGACCATATAAGAACACCTGATATGACCTATGGTTGGGCAAAGTTATCAGGCGAGAAACTTGCCTCTTATGCTCGCGCTGAAGGCTTGGGAATAACTGTTCTTCGCCCATTTTCAGGCTATGGCACGGATCAAAGCCTTGACTATCCTTTCCCATCATTTATCAAGCGAGGCAGAGAGAAGGAAGCGCCATTTAATGTTTGGGGCAAAGGAACGCAAGTGCGCGACTTCATCCACATCGAGGACATCGTCAGAGCTACCTTTGAAGCCATCACAAACAAGGTTGAAGTTTCTAATCTCTGCTCAGGTAGAGCGACATCTTTCATTGACTTGGCAGAACTTGTGATGATGCAGGCAGGTTATTTGGCTGAAATAAAAACCAACCCGAACGCACCTGTTGGGGTGGCATATCGGGTTGGCGACACTCACAAAATGCTTTCCTTCTATGAGCCAAAAATCTCACTTGAAGAGGGCATTGAGCGAGCCTTGAAAGGTATTTAGAACTCTCTCTCCATTTTCTTGATGGTTCGGTTGATGTATTTAGGGCCTGCCCAATCCATAAACCATTGCGGAAATACAACCGCACTTGGTTGGCGCTTTGGCATAAATAGCACCATCAGAAGCGGAATCCAAAAGCCATAAAAGGCTGATAGGAAAGCCCAAAAGAAGATGTTTCTGCCAATGGCAAAGGCATAGAAAGCAGTGAAGAAAACGATTAGCAAATCCCATCCATTCATTTAGCACCATCCCATCACAGGGGCAGGCTCAATGTCTTTGACAATTTCATAGAATTTGCCGTTTTCGTGCATTGATCCTGCGGTGACAACATATCCATTGAACTTGATGTCAACGCCATCGCGCAGTTTGCCCTTGAAAGAAGCGCCAAGTGGAGCTTTGTAGTAGAGATGCAAGCCATCACCTGTTTCAACTGTGAAGGTGTCAAGGTCTAAGCCATCGGTTGTTCCGCCATTGCGGTAGTCAATATCAAAGACCACTAGATTTGATGGCGCACAAGCAATGCCAATGTTTAGCAATGGCGACTTCTCAAACCACTTCTTGACTGTGGCAGGTTTATTAGAGGCTGACTTATAGCCTTGCTTTGCTATTGGAAAGAATGGAATTTTTTGTTGCGGATAGCAAGGCAGAACATACCAACCGCGCTTTGCAAAGGCGGTGGCGATTTCGGCAGTTGTCATTTGACATACTCCTTCAAGAAATCGTTGATGGCTTCGGACAATGATTTGCCCTCTGCCCGCGCCTTCGCCTGCGCCTTGCGCCATAGTTGGTCAGATACACGAACGCTTCTAATCTTCTTCAACTTCATCACCTTTGCTCTCAAATGATTCGTAATTGGTAAGTAAAAGCCAAGCATCAGAACCCTCATCCCAAACAACTTCGAATGACCATTCTTCTTGCTCTAAGAACTGCCTTCCAAAAAGAAGGTTGGCATAAAGGTCAAACCAATATGCCCAACGCCACTCATAGCTTTTGACACTTGGTTCAAAATGCAATTCGTGTTTTTTCCAATGCACACCCCATTCCATCGAAGTTTGGTGCAAACGCATAAAGTCTTCGTTTGTCAGTTTCATTATGCACCGACCTTTTGATTGTAAGGATGATTGGGTGAATCCCAAGGTGTGCAAACTTCACACACTAAATCTGCGCCACCAAGAAGATGCGTGTAATACGCGCACCAAGTTCCAAGTGGTGTTCTATGTTGTATTGCCTCACTATTTGCTTGGAATGCTGACCGCAAATAAGTTCCTGCGTGGTCATCGCAAACAACAGTTCCATTGTCGTCAACCCATAAACGATTAGTTGTCATTATGCACCGACCTTCTGAGTGCGGTGCATCCGATAATTGATAGCAACTGCGCCATTAGCAAGTTCTTGGTCAATGTTGTTGACAACTGTTGCCAAGTTATATGGAAAGGTATTACGACCACCATCTGCATCTTGTATGCGATAACTAAAACCTGACTTATCTGTGCGCCTTGTTATTGAGATTCCGCGATAGTCATAACCATAAGCGGTCTTGATAAGTTGCGCTCTTTGATCCTTTGTCATTATGCACCAACCTTTGGAACAATCCTGTAAGTTCCTTTTACTTCGCCAAGAATCGTTAGCATTTGATTAACTGTTAAACCTAATTCATTGAGAGCAGAAACAAATTGGCTTAGATAGATTTTGTCATTGTCTTTGAAAGTCTTGAAATAAATCGCATTACCATTCTGCCAAATGTGAATACCATCGCATTGTGCAGGAAAATAACTAGCGGAATCCGTCACATAATTTATTCCTAACTTCTTGACGATACCGCGCAACTTTGCAGTTGTGATGATGTCTAGTGTTTCTAACATTGTCTTGCCTTCCTTCGGAGCTACTACCTTTCACCCCGATAAGAGAAGAGTAGCTTAAGTGCCTACCTTTGTCCATACACTACTTATTAGGCATTTGGGCGTGTCGGGCATAGGGTGTCAGCCCTTCCCCTCATACTTAGCGCAAGTCAACAGAAGGGGTGTTATATGGAGTTTGTTATGTTCGGGGCTGTAATCGGCATTCTATGCCTTTTATGGGGCATTCTGAGCCTACACGATGACCCACTAGAAGAGGGCATTCGGCAGGCGCAGGCTTGGGAGAGCCGTCAGAAGGCTCTTGCAAGGGCGGTGGGCAAGTGAACCTATTTTCTGTCCACAATGCCACAGACGGATCAGTAGTCCTCTACCTAGAAGAGCAGGATGCCAACCTTGACCTTCTTGAAGATGTCGTGGCGCAGGTGCCTTTGTTGGCCCTCTCTCGCCTTGCCGAGCATTCAGGCCTTGATTCTTTGAAGTCAGAGCAGGCTGCAAGGCTTCTCGACAAGGTCAGGGCGCAACTGCCTGACATCGCAGTCAAGCTCGCCTCAATAACAGAAGATGAGGCGCTGGCCTTGGCTGAACAATTGATTTTGGCAGTGAAGTTCGCCCGCGCCGTTGCCGGCAAACCTACGAAATTGGAGTTGGTGAAGTAATGGCAAATCCCAATGGTCGCAAAGGCTCTGCGTTTGAAATCGGAGTTCTCAAGTGGTTGCGTTCTCGCGGTGTCACCGCCGAGCGTTTGCGATTATCGGGATCAAAAGATGAAGGCGACATAGTTGCCTTTATTGCAGGCAAGACTTATGTGCTTGAACTGAAAAATCGCAAGGCAATAAGCCTTCCGACCTTTTGGGATGAGGCAGTTAAGGAAGCCAAGAATTATTCAAAGGCACGGGGCCTAGAAGAAGCTCCACCATCATTCGTTGTTGTGAAGAGAAGGAACGCCTCTATTGAGAGGGCATTCGTTATTCAAGACCTTGAATCCTGGTTAGGTGAGAGGCAATGAATGTTCTCCAACACTTTTATCCTGCGCTTCCACTTCTTCCCGAAGCAAGTTGCAAAGGCATCATCAATCCAAACTTATTTTTTCCTGAATCAAAAGAACAAGAGGCAAAGTGCCTTCCAATCGCGCGCAGTATTTGCGCCGGTTGTCCTGAAAGAAAGGAGTGCTTGGACTACGCGCTCAAAGAACAAATCCCTCACGGAATATGGGCAGGGACCACGCCTGCACAGCGAGGCTTTGGGCAAGGATTTAAGAATCGCAAAACAGGGCGAGTCAATCGCGCTGATGCAATCCGATCCTTGCATTCTTTTGGGCGAACACCCAAAGAAATCGCAGACACTATGAGAATCGAATTGGCTTATGTCACTCAGGTTCTCAAGAGAGCTGCGAAATTAGAAGGAGAATCCCAATTACTCAACGCAAAAAAACCTTCAGGGGAATCATCATCATCATCGGAGTCAGCGCAATGACTTCAATGTTGGTGAATGCGGCATTTGCACCACAACCTGCAATTCCTGCATCTATTGTTTACAAAGAAAGACCTATCTTGAAGCAAGTCGATGCTAAGCAATTAGCAAAGAAATTGCTGACAAAAAAAGAGTATTCCTGCCTGGCGAAATTGCTCGGTAAGGAGTCGGCGTGGAATGCAGAGTCCAAGAACCCTGCTTCGAGCGCCCGTGGCATTGGCCAGTTGCTTGATGCCACCTATCGCAACCTCGGAATGAAACACACTGAGGCATCGGTGCCACAACTTGTGGCAACACTCGCCTATATCCATCGGCGACACCTGACTCCCTGCAAGGCTTGGAGTCATTTTAAGGAAAAGAACTACTACTGAAAAAAAGGCGGGGTCGTGTCAACTGAAATCGAAAAGGGCGTGGTGGACTTTGACGAGAACATCGCAATGTGGCTTGAACAATATCGCCACGCCCTTGCCAAAATAAAAGAATGGGAAGAGGTCGGCGATGTCGCCCGATCCCATATCGAAGCTGCTCTTGGCGACAATGAAGTCGGTCTTTACAAAGGCCAACAAGTCGTCAAGTTCTCAACTGTCACATCGACAAGATTTGATGTGAAACGAGCAAAGGAAATCTTGCCACCACAGGTGCTTGATGTCCTAAATGTTCAAAGCACTCATCGCAGATTCTCTCTTGTGAGCCAGGATGAGCAATGAGCATCCCTTACTTAAATCCAATGGAGCCAATTGTTCCAATAATTCCTGACTATGATGATGAAGAAGAGGAAGATTGATGACCTTAGTGTCACCTGTTTCACCTGCTAAAGCTCTAGGTCAAGGACTCTCTGAGATTATTACTCAGGCAGGCATTTGGACTCCAAGAGCCAAGCAAGTCGTCATCGGGCCATCAGAAATTGGTCACGATTGCACAAGGCGACTTGCTTACAAACTCCTTGATTGGGAGAAGACCAACGAAGGCGGTTCCTCTAATTGGAGCGCCCAAGTTGGCAGCGCAATTCACAAATATCTTGCAGATGTCTTTGCAAGAATTGAAGGCTATGAAGTCGAGAAGCGAGTCAATATCCGTGGCAACCTGACCGGCACCGTTGACCTTTATGACAGTGTGCGTGGCATCGTTATTGATTGGAAAACCACAAGTCCTAATCAGATGGATCGCAAACGCAAAGAGGGCAAAAACCCTCAATACTTCACACAAATTCAACTCTATGGCTACGGAATGGCACAAACTGGAGCCCCTGTCAATCAGGTTGCCCTTGTCTATCTGCCCACAAGTGGTGGCATAGATGAGATGCACATAGAACTTTATGACTATGACGAATCGGTAGCTCTGAAAGGTTTAGAGCGAATGGATAACATCCACGCTCTACTTGCTCAGGTTGATGTGGAAACAAATCCTGCAATGTGGGAGATGATTCCATCAAAGCCAAACCGACTTTGCAACTATTGTCCTTACTTTTTGCCTTACTCAAAAGACCTCTCGAAAGGATGCTACGGTGAAACCGCGACTCGTAATTAGTCCGATGAAGCATTGGGAAGCAAGAATCCTCAATTCTGTCGCTTGGCTTATTGGAATGCGCGGTGGCTCTGTTGGCTATTGCTGGATTGAAACAACTGAAGAAGCTGATGAAAACGACATTGAAGTGACAATCAATGACATAGTAAAAAACAATGAAGAAGATGAAGCAAACAAAATAGAAAAGGAGTCGGGGGAATGACCTTCGCATCACCAGGAAATCAAAGCGAGTCAGTGAAAGTGGCAGACCTTGCCAATCACTTGCTTATTATTACACCTATTGAATATAAGACAGGGATTCAAACTGTCCACGGCATCGCCGAGGCAGTCGAAGTCAATGTCTATGATCTTGACACAAACACCGAATACAACTCTTTGCTTTGGTTCAATGTTGCACTTCGCAATGCGCTGAAGACAAAACTGAATCAGAAGGTTCTTGCCCGCATCGGCCAAGGCCCTGCCAAGCCTGGCAAGAGCGCGCCGTGGATTTTGCTAGATGCCACTAGCGATGCGACAGCAATTGCAAAGGCAAATGCTTATCTTGCGGCACCGCCTGCGCCTGTGGCAACGCCTGCGCCTGTGGCCTCTATTGCAAATCCAACTGCGGGTTTAACACCTGAAGTTGCAGCTCTGCTCGCACAACTTGGAGCAAAGCCACTATAAATGTGAAAGCAAGGCGGTTTTCCTTCCGTCACCGTCTTGCATCATAAGGTTGCCTGTGTCCTACCTTTCCACGGGCAACCAAGCAGTGCTTGGGAGCGATGAGATACGGGGTCATTCATCGGCAGGTTCGATTCCTGCCACTGCACTCGACAAATAAAAAGGAGTCAAATGTGTCGCCACATCTTCGAAACCATTGGAGTTGCCATATGTCCTGACTGCGGGCGTGACACTCACGAAACAGATTTTGAGTTTCAAATAGAACTTCATAAGCAATGGATAAGAGATGGCAAGGCAGATTGGAACATCTGCCCACTAGGGGGAACGATTAGGGGATGGTGGTCAATATGACAACGGCAGTGTCACTGTTTGCAGGTGTTGGCGGGTTTGACTTAGCTTTAGAGCGAGCAGGAGTCAAAGTTGTCGCAAGTGTTGAGTGGGATAAGAACGCGCAAAATGTATTGAGAAAACAATTTCCGAATGCACAAGTATTCGGCGACATTCAGGGGGTCACAGGTGAACAATTACGAGCAGCAGGATTTAATCCCGAAGATGGAATCATCACCGGTGGATTTCCTTGCCAAGACCTTTCCGTTGCTGGAAAGCGAGCAGGGTTGGCGGGATCGCGTAGTGGACTTTTCTGGGAAATCTGCCGACTCCTTGACGAAACAAGAACGCAGACTTTTATCCTCGAAAATGTCCCTGGTTTACTTTCCTCAAATAACGGAAGAGATATGGCCGTTGTCGTTGAAGCGTTGGTCGAGCGCGGGTATCGCATCGCTTGGCGGGTGCTTGATGCTCAATACTTCGGAGTTCCCCAAAGAAGGCGTAGAGTCTTCATTGTCGGATGTCTTGGAAACCAAGGGCGATCACCTGAAGAAATACTCGCTATCAGCGAAGGCCGCGCAGGGTATCTTGCGAAGAGCAACGCGCCGAGGAAAGGTTCTTCCACAACCATTGCAAGAGGCGCTGAATCAAGTGGCGAACGAGCAGTCACAGGAACTTTAGCGGCGAGAGATTACAAAGGACTCGCTGCCGATGATTTATTGGACAACAAAGCAATTGTTGATTTAGTGAGTAAAGATTAAAAAATAAATGATGGTTATTGTAATGAGAGAACGAGAAGGAAAAGCGGGGGGGGGGAAGGGATTTCTACTAGCGGAGAACAGGAGTTTTACATTGGCGACAAGTAATTTTCAAATTATTTTCTATGGACAGAGAGTAGGTGATGTCAGAGTGCAAGATGACAAGATAAACACTTTGCAGGCAAGAATGGGAACAGGCGGAAACAATATGCCGATGTTGGCAGAGGTCTTAGCCTTTGATGCTTACAATCAAACTGTTAGCGAAACAAGTCAAACAATCAAAGCCCATACTGCTAACAAAGAAAACATTGGAACTATTTGGGAGAAGTCAACAGTGCGCCGATTGACACCGACAGAGTGCGAGAGGTTGCAAGGATTTCCTGATGGATGGACAGAGGGCCAAGCCGATTCGCACCGCTATAAACAAATGGGCAATGCGGTGGCGGTGCCTGTTGTCGAGTGGATTATTAACAGAATAACAAACTAGGAGAACTATGACGGGGGAAATCTTACGAACGGGCCTTGAGTTCGCTGCCAATGGCATCTGTGCGGTGCCGGTTGCAACTGATGGCTCCAAAAGGCCTGCACTTACCAATTGGAAGCTATATCAAGAACGCCTGCCAACACCTGATGAGTTGCTGACTTGGTTTGCAAGCGCCGAAGGTGTCGGTGTCATTTGTGGAAAAGTCAGTGGCAATTTAGAGATGTTGGAACTAGAAGGCCGAGCAGTTGCCGACAAGATGCACCTTGACTTAAAAGAGATGGCAAATAATGCAGGCCTTGGTGATGTTTGGGATCGCATAAACAACGGGTATGTGGAGATGACTCCATCAGGCGGAATCCATTGGCTCTATCGCATTGACGGAGAAGTTCCTGGCAACACCAAACTCGCAAGAAGGCCTGGCGAAAATGGCGGGATAGATGTCCTAGCCGAAACAAGAGGTGAGGGCGGCTTTGTCATTGTCGCGCCATCGGCAGGGCCTTGCCATCCGTCAGGCGGAGCTTGGAAGATGCTTGTTGGCGGAGCCAATAGCATCCCGACACTGACGGTTGACGAGCGCGACCAACTCCACAAATTATTTGAAACCTTTGACTCAGTTCCCAAGGTTGAGTTTGTCACCGAAGAACTTGCGCCAAAAGGTGTCAATTTAACTCCTGGCGATGATTACAACGCCAAAGTCACTTGGGATCAGATACTTGAGCCTTTAGGTTGGAAGAAGGTTTACACCAACAAGGCAGGTGTGACCTCTTGGAGAAGACCAGGCAAGTCTGAAGGCATAAGCGCCACCACAAATCACGCAGGCAATGACAAGTTCTATGTCTTTTCAAGTTCAACACAGTTTGAAGCTGAGCGAAGTTATAGCAAGTTCGCAGTCTTCACCATCGTGCAGCATCAAGGCAACTTCACCGCCTCTGCCAAGGCTCTGCGTGAGCAAGGCTATGGCGAGGCACGCAAAGAGCTTCAAACCTTAGAAGTTCACTCACCTGCGCTAGTTCAACTCCACGATGAAGAAGGTCAGCCCTTTGAGTCCTCTTGGATACCTAAACAGATTCAAGAGTTAGAACTAGCCGATGAGCCTGCGCCATCAATGCTTAGACGAGAAGATGGCAACTCTCTTTTATATGCAGGCAAGATAAATGCCATCTTCGGTGAGTCTGAGAGCGGTAAAACTTGGCTCGCATTGGAAGCAATAAGGCAAGAACTTGCCAAGAAAAACATAGTTTTCTATTTAGACTTTGAAGACTCGGCAAGAGGCATTCTCAATCGCTTAAAGACAATGAAGGTGCCGACAGATAAGTTCAAGTTCTTTAGGTATGCAAACCCTGACTCCAAACTCGAAGCAGGTGTTGGCGAATTGATGAAGACTGAGATTATGGCCTACCTGCCAAGTCTGATTGTCGTTGATGGTGTCAATGCCGCGATGAACCTGATGGGTCTTGATTTAGAGAAGAATAAGGATGCAACCTTCTTCTCGCAGACAATTTTGAAGCCCTTAAGGATCGGTGGCGCTGGCATTCTTACCATCGACCATGTCACCAAATCAAAGGATAACCGAGGCAACTATGCCATTGGAGCCCAAGCCAAGAGAGCTGACATTGACGGTGCGGCCTTTGCCGTGTCGGTGGCGATGCCATTTGGCAGAGGCATTGACGGAGCCCTTGATATAACTTGCACCAAAGATAGGCCTGGCTTTGTCCGTGCCATCTGCCCCGATGCCAAGACGGTCGGCGTTGCCAACCTGCGCTCGCTGCCTGATGGCGGTATCTCGGTGTCCATATCGGGTGGCAGTGTCAAGATTTCAAGTAGAGAACAGAAGATGGAAGCGGTCTGCGATTTACTTAGGAATCACGGATACGAAATGCACCGAAATCAAATCGCTGACATCTTAAGAGATAAGAACATTGGCGTTGGTAATGGTGAGTTAAAAGTTGTTTTAGAGTCATTAGTCGGTGGCGGTCACATTACTTATCGAAGAGATGGTCAGAAAATCTATTACAGTTTTGAGCAAGATTTCATTGTCAATGATGTCAAGGCTTGGACTCCAAATGAGTGACCGTTCCGCAGCACTTGGTTGGACACGGAACGGTTGTTTGTCTAATCAAAATACCCTTACGGAACAGTCGGAACGGTTAGGTGTTATTTTTACGCTCAAAACAGGCAACCGTTCCGCCGTTCCGCACCGTTCCGCACCACTACGGAACGGTTTTGCCAATAACCGTTCCGCCGTTTCCCCCCCCTATAAGGGGGGGAACGGAACGGTTGGTCGGAACAGTTCGAGGAACAGATGAATCAAGATTTCAAGCCTATAAATTGCTCAAGGTGTGGAGCCCTCATTTGGGCAGGGATAAGTTGGGCTGGCTTTGCTCGCCGACTTGATACCCCTGTCCTCACCATTGAGGAAGAGATAATTAAACGGATCAACAACCTAATGACCTTTGAGTGTCACAAGACCAAGGTGTCCTTTGAGGCGGTTGAAAGAAGTGCCAACCGAATTAAGTGGGGCAAGACCAAGAGGTCGGTCATCTTGGGAGAGCATCACTGCTCCTCATTCAAACTCTTTGAAGTGACACCGCCGAACTATTGGAAAGAACTCGACTACATAGGAAGGCCGTTCTGATGCAATGTTTAGTCTGTAAGAAAGAAATCGAAGCCGAGTGTCGCAGTTGCTTCGGTCGCCTGCGAGCTACCTTGAAGGAGTTGCCACAGTTGCAGTTCGAGGCAGGCTTCTACCTTGAGCCATCACGCACCGGCAGTGGCGCGGTCAGCGCCGAACGCTCTATCGGTATCAATGTCAATGCCTTGGACTTTTCAATGGCAACTGACCTTCTTGCCATCCTTCACGGGTGGGAAGGCATTATCAGGCGCGACAGGGCCTTGACACCGCCCGCGCTAGTAAAGAGGGAGCCGACTACTGACCTTGAAGTCCTGGCAACCTGTGAGTTCCACATTGCCCACCTTTCTTGGACATTGACTCAGCCGTGGGCGTTAGACTTCGCAGGGGAAGTTTGGGGGCTACACGCTAGGGGTCGTGCAGCCGCCAAAAAGTTCAAAGAACAGGCAAGAAGGATTCCTTGTCCGACTGATGACTGCAATCGTTTTGTTGTCATTGATGTCGAACAAATGTCACAAGATGTCAGTTGCTTTGGATGCAAACAAAGTTGGTCGGTCTTGAGATTGGTGGCACTAGCAATGAGCAATCCGAATCGCAGATTCTTTCTTGACATCGAGGCAATTGCAGCTTGGCTACAAATGACAGAGCGAGAGGTTTATCGAGCAGTTAGAAAGTTTGGAATTGAGAAACGGGGTTCGACTTACGATCTCCAAGCCCTAATGAAAGTGAGGCAACAAAATGCCTAGAATGTTGTCAAGGTTCTCTGCTACACTTTCGTTATCAGAGTTCCCTATCTCGGAACAATCCATCCACGAAATCGATGAAGCCCTTGGTCACGCTACCAAGGCACGCAACCTTCCTCATTACACTCAACGCCAACGCGACATTGTTGACGAGTTCATAGACGATTTGCTTGATATGCGTTTGGAGCTACAACAATGTTGAGCATAACAATAAGCATTGGTGATGTTGAGTCAGAGATGACAACCGACCAAAATCTTTCCTTTGATGCTATCGAGTCGTTATTGAGCAGAGCAGTCAATGCAACGCTGCAATGTTATCTATCTCTTCCAACTGAGGATCGTCTTGCAGGCTTCGGAACGGATGATGAAGATGATGACGAGGAAGCCGAATGAATCGCGTGTGTGTCGTAAGTGTGGAACTGAATATCCGATAACAGAGTTTCGTTTCACTAATAAAGCAATAAACAAAAGACACAACATCTGCAAACATTGTAGGCAGATTCATAGAAAGTTTGTTCGTGAAGCAAAGCAACACTATGACGAACTCTTAAAGAAACAGAATAACTCTTGTGCTATATGTGGAATCACTGCTGATGAAAGCAATGATAAGTTAATCATTGACCATAATCACGACACACTTATTGTGCGAGGAATTGTTTGTTCTTATTGCAACAAGGGTCTTGGATTCTTTAAGGACTCACCCACCCGCCTAGCGATGGCAATAGAATACTTAGTGAAACACGATGGCATTACTTCCTAGACCTTGCGCACAATGCGGAACAATAGTTCGCAACTCTTATCTCTGTGCTGAATGTAAGCGAAAGAAAGAAGCACTGCGCCCATCACGAACAGCGCGAGGCTATGATTACAAGTGGCAGAAGTTATCTAAGCTCGCTCGGCAGTTGCAACCATTTTGTCGCCTGTGCCATAGCACTCAAGACCTGACGGCGGATCACATAATCAGTTTGGCAAATGGTGGCAGAAACGAATTGCAAAATATCCAAGTGCTTTGTCGTTCTTGTAATTCATCTAAAGGAAAAAACGCACAGAATTAAATTGACCCCCCGTGGCACATACGGGTATGGGCAAAAAGTGTGGGAAACAGGCGCGTAAAGCACCCCGCGTATTCGTT